AACTTCTACCACTACCTCAACAACTTCTACTACGGGTTCAGGAGCAGCTACAGGAGCTGGTGCTGGTGCTGCCTTCTTACCTCCCAATAAATCTCCGAATCTAGACATTTTTAATACCTATACTATAGAAATATTTATCAGGCAACAAGTTCCACAAACTCTCCAAGAATCTTCTTATTCATCTTCTTAGACTTAAGGCTTTTGGCAAAAGCAGATTTAATTTGTGTCTTAGTGGCATCTTCAGCAACCTCAAAGTCAGCATCTTGTGCCAGAGCATTAGCAGAAAGTCCGAAGTAAGAATGATACCCAGACTTCTTAATAGTAAATGCCCGTTGCTTTCTCCAAATACCCATAGTCTTTTCATACTCAGGTCCATAATACCCACAGTAGCGGCGAATGAAACTACCAGCATCACGGGACTCAAGCACACGAATACCAATGAAGTTAATATCCTTAAACTTGTCACGCAGATTGCGAAGCATAATATCGGTAAACTCATACCACTCACAGTCAAGGGAGTAGGTCATACCAGTCTTACGGTCACGGAGGAAAGAATTAGGTCCAATGTAATTAGTGCCCATAAAAGGTTCATCTTCCCAACGACGCTGAACTTCACGGTGATACTTGGGCATTGCTGCTTCACCATCGGTCAAAATGACGCACTGAACTTTCTGAAGTTTGTTCTCCTTTTGGAACTGAGGAAGAATCTGATGAAGGGCAACAAGAGTCTCATTCAGAGGAGTGCCAGAAAGACTCAGACCATAGGGAATGTTGTATCGGGTATAGCAGTTATAACGGAAGGCAGTGGCAAGACGGAAGATGTTCTTCATCTGTTCTTCCAGTGTCTTACCATTAGTCTTGCTGGTAAGAATATTCATCAGAGAAACCCACTCACCGACCTGAACCAAACCATCTTTCTTGGTATAAGCAAGTTCACGGATAGATGCCTTATTATCCTCATCATACTTCACCAGAGGATAATCACCGGTGAAAGCATAAACCTCAAAAGGAATGGCAACTTTCTTACAGAACCAAACAAGGTTAAAGAGTTGCTTAACAGTATCAGCCATCACATCGCCCATAGAACCAGACCAGTCAAGGATAAACACCAGACCGTGGTTCTTACCATCAGCAAGAGTGGTGACCTTCTTAAAGAGGTCTTCATTGTACTTATAGGTGTGGAGTTTGGTGCAGTCCAATACACCAGTGCGGGCAGTGGTGGCACGGGCATATGAGTCTGCTGCCTTGCGACACTCAAACTCTTTGACGAGATAGTTGACTTCTTTCTGTGCAGAACGCTTAAATTCCACGAACTTCTTGTCAACTTCACCAAAGATTTCTTCGGTGGTATATCCCTGTTCTTCCATCCAAGAACCCCAGTATTCTTTACACTTGTCGTGGATTTCGGAGTTGGGAACAATAATTTTATTCAGGTCAAGTTTAGGAAGTTCCAAATAAACATTCTCAATACCATTGTGATCAACCAAGTCTTTGAGTGCTTCCTCAAGCGATTCCATAGTTTTCACTTCAGGTTCTTCATTGGTTTGACCACCAGAAGAAGTAGTAGTCTGCTGTTTCTCTTCTGCTTGTGTTTCACCCTCACCTTCAGTTTCACTATCATTCTCACCCTCAGGTTGATCGGAGAAATCAGAAGCAGGTTGATTGCTACCACTCTGTTGCGACTCCAAATCATCCATCGGAGTCTTGGTTTCTTCTTGCTGTTTTTTCTTACAGAACTTATAAAGAAATTCTGCGGCAATCAGAACATCAGAGAAAGTCTCACACTCACCGATCATACGAACGATGGGCATCTCATCAAAATCATCAAAAGGAACATCTACAAAGTTCCCAATCTTGTAATAGAGATTGACCTTATCGGCAAGATTATAGGTAGTAATATCTTCATCTTCGAGTTGGAAGAAATCTTGCTCGGCAAGCTCCCCATATCCTTTGTAGAAGGTCTTGGCGAGACCAGCATAACGACGCTTCATCAGTTTCTCAATGCGAGCATCCTCAACCACATTCACAAACTGCGGTGGAATCTTGTGCTCCTTTAACCAGTCCTCATCAGGTGTATAGAGAGCATGACCGACCTCGTGACCCACCAGAAGGTCATAGACTGTGCTACTTGCCTTCTCCCACATCGGCAGAGTCAACACACGAGTGTGGACATTAAAGCAGGCAGTCTCCACCTTCTTGTGCTCTACCACCAGGTCCTCAGTGGCAAGGAGTTTAGCAAGTTGGGACTTGATTTCGTGGCGGACGGTCATAGGTTTGTTTCGTATAGGACCATCATACAAAAAAAGAGGGTGGTGAGACCCTCTCTTGTGACGGTTTGTAAAGTGGATTTATTCTTTAGATTTTTCTTTATTCTTTCTTGATCTCCATTCTGGACCACCAAAACCATCAGGAAGAGATTTTGGTCTCACATAAGATGTATAATGTTTATCATACATCTTTTTTGCCCTATCTTTTCTTACTTGATTTTGTTTTTGTGTAGAGTCTGGATCAGGTTTTGATAGAGAACTCATCTTTTTTATAAGTTTATCTTGACCTTTGGGGTCATATGCTTCAACAATACTCTGTCTCCACTCTTCACTCATATTTGCCATAATAGCAAGTGCTGCCTGATTGGTGTCAGCATAACCTTCGGCAACTAGGTGCTCCAGAATGTAGTCAAAGAGTTCAACACTCTCTTCCATTTCCTCTTCATCCTCATCCTCATCCTTCTCTTCTTTTTCTTTCTTACCTTTCTTTTTGCCCTTATACTCTTCTTCCTCGTCTTCTTCACCCTCTTCCATTTCTGGTTCTTCTTTTGCTTCGTAAATGGAAAAATAAGCCTCCATCAATTCTCTAACTTCTTTTGCTTCCATTGTTACAAATACTTTTTGAAATATTTATAAAAAAGAAGCGTCTCGTTGATTGAGACGCTTCTTGAGTGCTTGGCGACGTGCTTTTGCTTGTCGGAGTGCTTGCGGTTTCAGTTTCCGCTTCTGCTCCTTCTTAGAATGGTGCTGCCAGTTTGGAGTGTTCATTGTTCTTAGGTCTATGAAGACACTTTACGGGAAAAACCTTTGACTTTCTCAAATCGGTGGACAGTTTCGAATTTGTCTTGCAGATCTGCCTTATGGGAAATCACAAAGATATTAGCATCCTTAATGACATAACGAATAATCTTTAGGAACTCATCGGTGCCGAAACCATCAAGGGAGGAATCAAATACCTCATCCATAATCAGCAGGTTAGTATTCACGGAGTTTTTGAGTCGTGCCACTTCTCTCCAAGTGAAGAGTAGTGCCAGGTCAATTCTCATTTTTTCCCCTTCACTAAATGAAGAGTATGAGAAGTCTTCGTGAATAGGTGACTCAACAGTTTCATTAAATTCTCCATCAAGTTTAAAGTTGATGTAGAAGTCCATCATCTGAAGATAGCGATTGACCTGCTGATTTATGAACGGAAGATACTTCTTAATGATCTTCGTTTTTACACCATCATCTCTGAGTAGAGAATAGGCAAAATCGTAATGAACGATTTCCTGTTTTTTGTTTGAGAGGTCTTCTATTGTCTTTTGGAGATTTTCTTTAAATTCTTCTAGTTTCTCATGTTCAGTATTTCGGTTTGCAAGGTTCTCGGCAATTGTTTGAATTTCATTTTCAAGATCTCTGATTTGTCTCTGGTTGAGGGAAATCCGAGTATTGTTTTGAGAAATGCCATGCGTGAGTTTTGTAATCTCCTGGGAAAGTGCGGTGAATTGACGCTCTCTTTCTTGTTCGAACTTGATGGTGTTTTCGAGTTCTTCGTAACCTTCCTTGAGTTCCTTTGCTTTATTTTGTGCGTCCGTAATTCTATTTAACCGAAACTCTTCCTCAATAGTCTGAGTACAAGTAGGGCATACCGTATTTTCTGTGAAAAACTTATGTTCTTTCGTAATCGCAGATACTTTCTGGGAAATTTTACCTCTCAAATTATTAAGCTTTACTAACTTATCACCAGCACCAATAACATTTTCCTGTTCCTTTGTAAGTGAATGAACTTTTTCTTCTGTAATTTCATTCTCATTCAGATAAATGCCAACTTCTTTATCTAAATTGGCAATCTTTTCTTTGTTGGCATTGATATTGGCATTACCACGATTCTCCAACTGTTCGATGAAGTTCTGTTGCATCTTCATCTTATCTTTAAGAGTATCTTTCTTAAGATCCAATGATTTGATCTGGTCTTTTTTCTCACGAATCTTATCTTTGATAAGACCGTTCATCGCAGAGAAGATACGAATATCCAGAAGATCCTCAATGACTTCACGACGATTAGAAGTCGTTAGTTGCATAAAAGGAACAAAAGTGCTACTGCCCAGAATCACAACTTGAGTAAAACTACGATAATTAACTTTTAAAATATTTTGCTCCAAAATTCTTTGATTAGATCGGTCGTCTGCTTCCTTATGAAGAGCATTTCCGTCAACTACAATATCAAATAGATTTGGCTTGATACCCCTCCTTACTAGATATTCTCTATTATTAATATTAAATTCAATTTCAACTACACAATCTCTTTCATTCGTAGAGTTGATTAACTGATTTTTATTAATTTTTCTAAACGACTTGTTAAAGAGGGAGAAGCAGATTGCATCCAGCATAGTGCTCTTACCTGCCCCGTTGGTTCCAAGTATCAGATTGGTTTTATGTTGCTGAAAGTCAATCTCGGTCCAATTGTTACCGGTGCTTAAAAAATTCTTATAACGAAGTTTCTTAAAGGTTATCATTCAATTTAGGGGGAATAACAATGTCGTTTGGAGTGATTACGGCATATTTGTAATTATAATGCTTACAGGTCTTTATGGCAAGCTCGTCGTCTACTTCTACTACATCCATCAAGGTCTCTTCTTGATCTTCGAGCATCATAGCATAGCGGTCTGCATCGTCCTCCTCCTCAAAAAGAAATAAAACTTTATTACCATACTGGTCTTGGACAGCATAGGCACCGTCTTCTTTATTGTCTTTAAGAGTGAGGAGA